ATCCCGGGCGGACTTGGCGTCGCCAACGTCGTCGCCTGCATGCTGTTTGCGGCGATGGCCGGGTCGAGCGCGGCGACCTGCTCGGCGATCGGCAGTGCCGGCATTCCGGAATTGCGGCGGCGCGGCTATTCGCCCGGCTTTGCGGCGGGCCTGATCGCCGCCGGCGGCACGCTCGGCAGCGTGCAGCTCGGCCGCGCGCCCGTCGCCTAAGATTCGCACGAGCTGGGCAGGCCCATCCTGCCCGGCTCGAACACAGGAGCCACATCGATGGCACGCACGCCGCCGCCGCCCGCCACCAGGCAGCACCGGTTTGGCACGGGCATTGGGATCACCTATCGCCCGATCTCGAGCTGGCAGCGCATCCAGCTCGCGCAGCGCGCCACGCGCAGCCTGCGCCACGCGCAGCCCCAGCCGCCGACGTTTCAGGACGACTTTGGCGGGCCGCCCACGCCCAACCCGAGCGACCCGGCCTACCTGGCCGCGCTCGCCGACCACCAGGCGCGCATCGCGATCCGCACCTTCCAGTGGGCCGCGCAGCTGGCGCTCGTCGTCGAGCCGGCTACCGTCGCCGATGGGCTGGCTGCGCACGCTGCCGACGCCGACGCGCTGGCCGCGTTTCTGGCCGAGCTGCCGCCCGAGGATGCGGCGCCCGAGCCGACCGAGCTCGATCGGTTTCTGGACGGCGCGAGCGATCCGGTGCGCTGGCTGCTGCTCGTCGCGGCCGGCGGCGACACCATGGCGCTGACCGAGTGGATGTTCGCGCTGTACGGTGGCGGGGTGAGCGCGGAGGCGGTGGCCGATGCCGCCGAGATGTTTTCGGGTGACCTTCCACGGAACCAACATCTGGACGCTGCACCCGCCGCAGTCGGGGCTGCGGATCGAGACGCCGGAGCTGACCTGGATGCTGGCGGCCGTGTGGGCGAACGAGACGCTGACGAGCTTTCGCGCACTGCCGGATGACGACCAGGCGCTGATCGTCGCGGCCTACCTGACCGACCGCCAGATGGCCGCCGTGCTGGCCGACGCTCAGGCACAAACGAAGCGCGCCGCCTGGCGCCGTGGGGCGCACATCACGCACACCTAAAGACGTATGACGCTCGAGCTTTCTGGCGTCCGGCTCGTCGCCGAAAACGCCGCAGAATTTTTCGCCACGATGCGCCGGGGCGATGCCGCGATGGCGTCGTTTGCGCAGGCCACGGGCCGGGCATCCGCCGATGCTGCGGCCTTTGCGCGTGCCACCCAGCAGATCAAGCTCGACACCCTGAACAACCAGCTGCGCGACCAGCAGACCCGGCTGGGCATCCTCAAGCAGCAGCTGGCCGAGACGGCCGCCAAGTATGGCGAGGCCTCCACCCAGGCCCAGGCCAAAGCCGCGGCCGTCGCTCGGCTCGGCGGGCAAGTCAGCATCACCGAGCAGAAGATCGCGCTGCTGGCCCAGCAGATGGCCGCCGAGGCGGACGCCGCCGGCGAGGGCACGCGCACCAATCACCAGCTTGGGCAGAGCCTGGGTGATGTCGAGGCAGGCGCCGGCCAGGCGGAGAGTGCCTTGCAGCGCATCGCCACCGGCGCGCTGCATAAGATCGGGGCGCTGGGCGTGGAGGCCTTCGGCAAGCTACTGAACGCGGCCAAGCAGTTCGTGAGTGAAAGCCTGCATGGCCTGGCCGATTATGAGACGGCCATGGCGGTGCTGCAAGCCAACAGCGGCGCGTCGGCTGACCAAATGGCGCGCGTGGCGTCGACCGCGAAAGACTTGGGCCGCGATCTGACCCTCCCGAGCACCAGCGCCGGCTCAGCCGCCGCGGCCATGAACACGCTGGTGCAAGCGGGCCTCAACGTCGAAGATGCCATGGCCGGGGCCAAGGGCGCGCTTCAGCTTGCCGCCGCTGGCCAGATTGCGGACGCAGAGGCGGCCGAGTACACCGCCGCTGCGCTCAATCAGTTCAAGCTCTCGGGCGATCAGGCCGTGCGCGTGGCCGACCTCATGGCGGCCAGCGTCGGCGCGGCCGGCTCCAAAGTGCAGCAGACTGGCCAGGCCGTGCAGCAGGCGGGTGCGTCGTTTGCGGCGGCGCACATCCCGATTGAAGTCCTGATCACCTCGATCGACCTCATGGCCAAGGCGGGCATCAAAGGCAGCGATGCCGGCACGTCGCTCAAAACGATGCTCACGCGGCTCCAGTCGCCGACCAGTGACGCGGCCGCAACCATGCAGCAGCTGGGCATTGAAATCTACGACAGCCAGGGCGCGATGCGGCCGATGCGGGATATTATCGGCCAATTCTCGCAGGCACTTTCGGGTCTGAGCCAGCTTAATCGCGCCAACGCCATTAATACGATTTTCGGTAGCGATGCGCAACGCGCCGCCAATATCGTGCTGGCCGGCGGCGTGGACGCCTACGACAAGATGCTGGCCGCCGTCACGAAGCAGGGCGCGGCCGCCAACCAGGCATCGGCACAAATGGCCGGGCTGGGCGGGGCAGTCAAGGGCTTAGGCTCCCAGCTCGAAACGCTGGGCTTGAACGCGCTGGAGCCACTCTCCCCCCTGATGACGGGCGTAGTGCAGAGCGCCGCCGATCTGGCCGGGCAACTGTCGGATTTGGCCGGGCCGGCGATGCGCGGGGTTATTTCGGGCGCGACGGCCATGGCGCGCATCTTTGTCGATGTCGGCGTTCCGGCGGTCAGTGGACTGTCGACGGCCCTGCTCGCCTATGCAGCCACCTCGATCCCCGCCGCGATTGCCGCCATTCCCGGCCTGATTGCCCAAGTCGTTGCTGCTACCACGGCCTTTCTCGCGCAAGCCGCCGCCGTCGCCGCCGCACTCGGACCGTTTGCCCTGCTTGGGATCGCCGTCGGCGCGATGGTGGCCAACTACCGTGCACTCCAGCAGCAGATCAGCCAAATTGCCGAGCAAATCACGGTGCAGCGGCAGGAGTACCAAAATACCCAGACCGTGCTGGAGCGGTACAACCAGGCGCAAGGCTACGCAAAACAGGCCACACAGGGGCAGGTCGATGCGCTCCAGAAGCTGCGCGATGAACAGCAGGGGCATATCCAGAAGCTGGCGGAGTTGCAGGCCAAGGAAATCAATTACCAGGGCTCCAGCCGGAACACACTGGCACTCCGCCAGCAGCACGCGGAAGCGGTGCGCGTGGAGCAGGCCGAGATTGCCCGGCTGGGCGGCGCGATTACCGACCAGGCCAACAAGCTGGACGCGGCGATTACCAGCTACGATGAGGTGCATCTCCGTTCGACGGATGCGATCGAGGATGCGCGTCTGCTGCGCGATGGGGTCAGCCAACTTGGCCAAGCAGCAGCCGTCTCTACGGAAGATCAAATCCGCCTGGCGGATGAGGCTGGCAAGGTATTCCAAAAAGGCGTCGAAGCACTGAGCGCGTTCGTTGCCAGCGCAACGACCTTCATGGCCACTACCGAAGCGAACCAGCAAACACACAACCAACGCATGCAGGCATTGCAGCAGGAGCTAGAAGGGGCGCGTACCGAAGCGCAGCGACAAGGTATCCAAGAGCGCATCACGGCTGAGCAGGAAGGCTATAACCAACAACAACAGGCCGCCGCACAAGCCTACGCCATGCAAGCTGCTGCACAACGCCAGGCGCTCGGGGAGCAACTCATTGCCTATATCGAAAACCAGCGCCAGATGCACGCCATTACGGACGAGCAGGCGTCGGCACTCACAGAAACGACCATTCAGCACTTTGGCGTTGCGCGCGATAGCACGGCGGTGCTGTTCAGCGATATGGCACGGTCAGTACGGGATTTCGGCAGTGGAGCAATTGGTTCTGTTGGCGAAGTGGCGAATGCGTGGGGCAACGCTGAAGATAAGGCCGTCTCGCTCAAGCAAAAAGCCGATGCGTTGATCGCAAAGTACACGATGGAGCTTGTCGCGGATATGGACAAGCCCGGCGCGAACATCGACGCCATCCGCAAAAAGCTGGCCGATATTCCCGCCCGTGTGTACTCGGAGGTGATCATCACCGAGAAGCGCTACACCAGCGGCGCGGGCGACCATGTCGAGGGCGGCGGCATCTCCGGTACGCGCGCCTCGGGCGGGCCGGTCGCACTCGCCAAAGCGTACCTGGTTGGCGAAAAAGGCCCCGAGGTCTTTGTTCCCAACTCCAATGGCTACATCATCCCCAACCACCAGCTGCGGGGCGTGCGCGCCGACGGCGGCGCCGTCCAGGGCCACGCCATGAGCGCTGCCACGATGCTGGGGATGCCCGCGCGGTTTGGTGGCGGGCCAGGCTACGCGATGCCCTGGACAACGCCGGCGATGGGTGGGCCGGTCACGACGACCTACCAGGATAACCGGCAGTACACCATGCCGGTGTACACGAATAACAGCCCCGGCGTGCTCCAGCAGGGCTACTACACGATGCGAGCGCAGATCCTATGATGCCGACCTACGCCACCCCACCCACCCCCACGAGCGGCCTGGCGCTCAACGCCGCGCGTGGCTGGGTGAGTGTGCTTATCCCGATCGCGCGCACCAATGAGATCACGAACCCGAGCTTCGAGACCGGCACCACCAGCTGGACGGCGGTGGGCGGGAGCATCGCGCGGGTCACCACGCAGCAGGCCGTGGGCATTGCGAGCCTGCAGATCACGATGAGTGGCGCAAACGACGGCGTGCGCCACGTGGGCCTCCCCATGGTGGTGGGCGAGCTGCGCGCCTTTTCCTGCTTCGTGCGCGGGACGGCCGGGCGGCGCTATCGCTGCCAGCTCGAGGACGGCGGCGGCGGCACGCTCGCGCGCGCGACGATCACCGCAACCGGGCGCTGGCAGGAGGTGCGGTGGTATGCGTCGTGTCAGGCGACCGCGACCTACTATCTGTTTGTCGGCGCCCTGGCCGCCGGCGCCGATGTGCTCTATCTGGACGCGGTGCAATCCGAGATCATACAGCCGGGCGAGACCGGCTCCACCTACATCGACGGTGACCAGCTGGGCCTGATTGCGCAGCCGGCCACGCCGGCCTACGGCTGGAATGGCGCGCCGCACGCCAGCACCAGCTATCGCAGCGCGCAGACTCGCGCCGGAGGCATGCTGATGAACTTTGACCTTGCCCAGCTCGTGCTGACCGCCGTGATCGGCCTGGGGCTCGCCCCCGTCGCGCACGTGGCCAGCCCCTACGCCCAGCTGGACGGCGCGCACTATGAGCGCACGCGGCTGACCGAGCGCACGTTTTCGCTCGTCGGCCGGATCGACGCGGCCACCGACGGCGCGCGGAGCCGCGCGCTGGCCATGCTCGAGGACTGGCTGTCGCGCGACCGCGTCGCCACCCAGCAGCCGCTGCGCCTGCGCTATGAGCGGTACGACGGCCTGACGCCGACGAGCGAGATCGCGCAAATCGATGCGCTGTACACCGCAGGCCTCGAGGGCGCGATCGACAGCCGCAGCGGCGCCGCCGTGCCGCTCCAGTTTACACTGTTCGCGCCGTATGTGACCGCCGTGCGCGAGGAGGGCGGGCCGCTGGCGGTGCAGCAGTCGATCGCGAATGCCAACCGCATCCTCATGCGCACGGCGGGCGGGCAGTGGCAGGCGCTCGGCGTCGGTATCACGGGCAACAACGTCAATGCGATTGCGATCGGGCCAGATGGATCGGTGTACGTCGGCGGTGATTTCACCAACGCCGGCACGAGTGGCGCCGACTACCTGGCGCGCTGGGACGGCAGCACCTGGTCGGTGGTGGGCAGCGCCACGGCGCTCAACGCCCCGGTGCGAACGCTGGCGTTTGATAGCACGGGGAAGCTGTACGTCGGCGGCGATTTCACCAACGCCGGCGGGAACGCGAATGCGGACGCGCTTGCCACCTGGGATGGCAGCAGCTGGGGCGCGCTTGGCACCGGCATGAATGGCTCCGTCTACGCGCTGCATGTCGCGCCCGACGGCACCGTCTATGCCGGCGGCGCGTTCACCCTGGCAGGCGGCGTGGCGAACACCACGCGCGTGGCCAAATGGAATGGCAGCGCCTGGAGCGCGCTCGGCACCGGCGCAAACAACACGGTCTACGCGATCGTGACCGGCAGCGACGGGCGGGTGTATGCCGGTGGGGTGTTCACCACGATCGGCGGCACGGCCACGAACGCGATTGCGGCCTGGACGGGCGCCGCCTGGACGACCGTAGGCACGAGCGCGAGCAGCGACCCGTACGCGGCGGGCAAGGCGGTGTACGCACTGCTGGTGATGCGCGACGGTCGGCTGCTGGCGGGCGGGGATTTTACGGGCACGGGCATCAGCCGGATCGCGGTCTGGAATGGCGTGGCGTGGGCCGGGCTGGGCAATGGCGTGGCCGGGCCGAGCACGGCGGTGACCGCGCTGGCGCAGCGTGCGGATGGGGCCATCCTCGTCGGCGGCACCTTTGGCGCGCTGGCCGGCACGAACCCGCCGCCGATCCTGCCCGAGCTGGCGCTGTGGAATGGCAGCACGTTTGTGGCGCTGGAGGTCGACATTCCCGGCACGGCCGGCACCAATGCGGTGAACGCGATCACCGTCGCGCCGTCGGGGGCGATCTACCTCGGCTACGACGCCGGCGGCACGGCGCTGGCGGGGCAGATCACGACCCTCACGAACACGGGAGCGGGCCGGGCCTATCCCATCGTCACGCTGTTCGGCGGGCCGAGTGGAGCGTATCCGGTCTATGCGCTCGCCAACCTCACCACCGGGCGTACCGTGTACTTCAACCTGAACCTGAACGCGCGCGAGACCGTCACGATCAATTTCGACCCGCTGCATCTCTCGGCGGTGAGTGATTTTCGTGGGGATGTGCTGAGCTACCTGGTGGCGGGCAGCCAGGAGGGCGACTTCTTTGTGCAACCAGGGCCGAATGTCTTCAGCCTGATGACCTTCGACCCCTCGGCGTCGGCGACCATCCGTTGGCGACCGACCTTTCAGAGCCTGAATCAGCTGAGCTTCCGATGATCGACTATGTTGCCTACCTATTCGATCCCTTCGGCCGCTATCGCACCACCATCAGCCAGTTTATCGATGCCGATGGCGCCGCGCTAGACTATACGGTGTCGTGCGTGCCGGGCGCGGTCGGCGAGTGTGTGCTGACCCCGCCGCTCGGCACCGACCCGTCGCTGTTTGTTCAGGATGGCCGGATTGCGATCGGCCGCAGCATCAACGGCCGCGCGCCGGTGATCGATATGCAGGCGATTTTCTTGATCAAGGAGATCGAGGACTCGGCGACGAGTACGATTGTCCGCGCCGCGCACACCAACTGCCTGCTGCACACGCGGACTATCAACTACCCCGCCGATAGCGCGTATGTGCAGCGCGCGGCCGCGCCGGCCGATGACCAGATCAAGGCGCTTGCGCGTGAAAATCTCGGCAGCCTGATCAATACTGGCCTGCGCTACGGCGTCGAAACCCAGGCCGACCTGTCGGCCTATCTCCAGATTGCGCCAGATCTCGCGCAGGGCGCCAGTGTGCCCGTCGCGGACATCGCGCAGCGCACGCTCGGCGAGGTCATCCGCGATCTGTGCGCGCAGTCGGCCACGGCCGGCACCTACCTGACGGCGATGGTGGAGGCGATCACGCCGGCGCTGCTCGAGCTGCGCACCTACGCCGGGCAGCGCGGTCTCGATCGGCGCGCGGGCGTGGCGGTGCGGCCGATCGTGCTGTCTGAGGCCACCGGCACAGTCGAAAACGTGAAGGTCATCCGCTCGTGGCGCGAGGCGGCCACGTTCGTGATTGCCGGCGGCGCCGGCGAAAGCAGTGACCGCCTGATAGCGACTGCCTTTGATGCGGTGCGTGCGGCTGCCAGCCCGTTCGGGCGCGTCGAGCGCTTTGTCGAGAGCAGCGACACCGATACCCCAGCGGTGCTGCAAGGTGTCGCCGATGCGGCGCTGCGGCAGGCGCGCG